ATGATCTTGCTGCCGCCATGCTGAAGGTTCAGGCCGTGGCCTGCTGACTTAGGGTGCGCCAGCAGCAGCTCGACCTTGCCTGCGTTCCATCGTTCGATGGCGTTTGGTTCGTCCAGCGTCACGGCGCGGGGGTAGCGGCGCTTCAGTTCAGCCAGCTCCTCCCGGTAGGTGTAGGCAATGATGGTGTTGGCGTGTTGGTTCTCGGCCAGTAGGTCATCTAGGGCGTCGAACTTGGAAGTGTCAAACCAGACGGTCGAGTCGCCGTACACGAACCCGGACGCCATCTGTTGCAGCTTGGCCGTGACTACGCCAGCGTTGACGGCCACCGCCTGGGCGTCGGGGAACTGCGCCACAAACTCCTTCTTCATCTGGTCGTAGGGTTTGCGGTCAACAAGGTCAAACCGCACCGGCACAGTGTGCAACTCAGGCAGCTTGTCCTTGTACTCGCCCGGCTCCAGCACGAACGTGGCTGGCTTGATACGCTCCATGACCTTCTCAAGCGCGCCGGGGCGCGGCTCCCATTGGTTGAACTCTTTGTTGACCAGGTAGAAGTACTGTTGCTGGAACGCGCCCTTGGCCCGGCCCAGCAGCGACTGATCGACAATCTTGCACTGGCCGAACACGTCCTCCAGGCCGTTGCTGGTGAACGAACCTGTCAGACCCCACCGTACTTGGCAGGTCAGCATCTTGTTGAGCGCCTTGAACCTGGCGCCGCTAGGGTTCTTGAGCCGGGTCAGTTCGTCAAATACGATTCCGTCAAAGCTCAGAGAGGGCAGGGACTGCAAATTGTCGTAGTTGGTCACTACCACATCACAGTCAGATTTAAACGCAGCCTCGCGCTGTTTAGGCGTCCCTACGGCCACACTAATACGCAGCCCCGGCGCCCACAGCCGGGCCTCGGTCGGCCAGACGCTGACGGCCACCCGTTTAGGGGCCAGCACAAGGAACCGGCTGACATGACCCGCGCTCAGCATGGCCTGCATGGCCGTCAATGTGATGGCGGTCTTGCCTGCGCCGACCGGGGCGAGGATCATGGCCCGGTCGTTGGCGAACAGGAAGTCAGCCGCCTCATTTTGGTAGGGTCTTAACTCCATTGCGCCGCCATTGCGTTTGCAATGCCTTGAAAAGTTGCGCTGCGAATCTTCCACCTGTCGGCGCTGGGCGGCAGGTTGTACCACTTGGGCAGGCTCTTGCCTGACTTGGTAATGTGTCGGGCGCCTTTGCCGACAATGCTGGTCGGCGTCAGGTGCGGCAGCCCTTTCAGCCACAGGCAGGTTGTCTTGGTGGCCTCGTGCCCAAACATCCACGGCTGGATGATCTGGTCGGGCTTGCGGATGTGGCTGGAGATGATGCTGACCGGGTTCTCCAACGCGATGCGCGGTATGGGCGCGTCCAGTAGCTGGCGCACAAAAGCTAGGGCATCAGCCTGTTCGGCCTGTTTGTCTTTGAACCACCGGGCGCCCGACACGGCCAAGTGCGTACAGGGCGGGTGCGCCACCATCATGTCCCAATCATCTTTGATGATGTCCATCACATCCCCTTGGTAGTGTGGCCCCGGCGCGTCGGTCGGCAGCAGGTCACATGACATTGCGTCGTGTCCCGCCCGAATGAACGCATCACGCACAGACCCGCTGTATTCACACGCTATCAATATACGCATCAACCTGCTCCTTTGTCCACAGCACACAGTACCGTTGGTTCAGCCGCGCCATGTCGGCGGCAAAGACTTTCTGTAGCGCGGACAGCCGACCGCCGACGGTCTTAACTTCCACGAACCACACCACGCCGTCGGGCAGCACGACGATACGGTCAGCTACGCCGCCGTGGCCGCGCCACTTGTAGGCTATGCCGCCGAGTGCTTTGACGCGCTTGACAAGGTAGGCTTCGATGTGTTTTTCCATGTATTGAACTTTATCACAGAAAAAAAGTTTTGCACAAAATTATTTTTGTGCTACTATTCGTTCACCCAATCCGGGTAACAACGAAAGTAAAGTCAATGAAGATCGAATTCACCCGCGCCGAAATCGAGCGCATCATCCTGCTCCACGCCAACACGCTCATCGAAGGCTACGGCTTCAATGAGATGGAAACAAGATACTCTTCAATTCCAAATTCAATTACCGTGTCCAAGAAGGAAGAAGATGAATCACAGTAAGATTGTTGGCGGTTCGACCGCCAAGCGCGTGATAGCCTGCCCCGGCAGCGTGGCCTTAGTGGCGCAGATGCCGCCGCAGGTGGAGAACAAGTACATGGCCGAGGGTACGGCCCTGCACTCAGCCATCGACTACCTGGTCAACGACGGTGACGCCAGCCCCTACAGCCTGCTCGACAAGAACTTCAACGGTGTGGCGCTGAGCGAAGACCATTGCGAGAAGCTGAAGTCGGCACTGGCGCTGCTGAACGAAGTCGATCCCAAGGAGGAGATGAACTTCGCCACCGAGACGCGCGTCGGCTTTGGCGACCTGCTGCCGGGCGTGTTCGGCTCGACCGACCTGATTGGCCGCATCGGCAACCGGGCCGTCGTGCTGGATTGGAAGTTTGGCGACGGTGTGATCGTGGACGCCGAGGAGAACGCGCAACTCATGTTCTACGCTGCTGCCGCCATGCGGACGCAAGAGTCGGCATGGGCCTTTGACGGTGCGACCGAGGTGGAGTGCGTCATCATCCAGCCGCCTATGGTGCGGCGTTGGGTGACCACACCCGAGCGCATCAGGCAGTTCGAGCGTGAGCTGGTGCAGGCCGTCAAGCAGTCGGCCCTGCCTGACGCGCAGCTAATGGTGGGCGACCACTGCCGGTTCTGCCCGGCCAAGCCCATCTGCCCAAACATGACGGGCGCCGTTGACCGGGCCATTGCCGTCAAGATAGACAAGCTCGACAAGAACTTGATCAGCGACTACCTCAAGAACGCCGACCTACTGGAGACTTGGATATCCAGCCTGCGCGAGCTGGCGCTGTCCATGATGGAGTCGGGTGCTAAACTGCCAGATTACAAACTGGTCGCCAAACGTGCGATCAGACAGTGGACCGACGAGGACAAGGCCAAGGTCGCCCTGTTCGCGTTGGGCCTTGAAGAATCTGAAGTGATGGAGACATCCATCATGTCGCCAGCGAAGGTTGAGAAGGTGCTGAAAAAGCGCAAGCTCGCCCTGCCTGTCGATGTGGTCGTCGCCGTCAGTTCGGGTAACACCTTGGCAAGCGAGGATGACCCTCGCCCCGAGGTGCTTTTGCTGGGCAAACAACTTGCCCGTCTCTCTAAACTAGTCTAAAGGAAAATCGTGAGTAATATTTCAGTGTTCTCAAAAGCTGGTTTGCCAGCTATCAGTACCTTATCCTCCGCTCTTAAAAGCATGGCCGTTTCGGCGGCTGGCCCATCTGGTGTTGTCATCCTCAAGATGGACAAGACCGGCCATTGGGTGTTTGGCGCCGACCAGACCGAGGTCGAGGACGACTCGACTTGGGCCGTCAACCCTTTCTCCTTCGTCCACGGCTTTATCGCCTGGGGCGACGGTGAGGTGTTGGGCGAGAAGATGGTAGCGGTCAGCCAGCCGCTGCCAGAGATCGAAGATGCGCCGCCATCAGCCAAGCGTGGCTGGGAGCAGCAGATTGGCATGAGCCTGAAGTGCGTGTCGGGCGACGATAAGGGTATGGAAGTGCGCTACACCACCACCTCGGTGGGCGGTAAGCGTGGCGTCCAGGCTATCGCCGCTGCGCTGGCCGAGCAGGTCGATGTAGATCAGACTAAGCCAGTTGCTGTCGTGAAGTTGAAGAAGGACCACTACCAGCACAAGTCCTACGGCAAGATTTACACCCCGGTGTTTGAGATTGTCGAGTGGATAAGTATGGAGGGTGAACCCGAGGTGGAGGCGCCTGCTGGCCGTCGCCGTCGCGTAGCAGCTTAGTTTTTGAAGCCCCGTGACAGGGGGCTTTGAAAAATGATCTGGCTCGACTTTGAAACACGCTCTGCCTGCGACCTAAAAAGTCGCGGCGTCTACAACTACGCGCAAGACCTCACGACCGAGGTGCTGTGTATGAGTTATGCCGTCGATGACGGCGAGGTGCTGACCTGGCTCCCCGGCCAGCCACTGCCCGACCTGACCGGCCACCGCATCATGGCGCACAACGCTGCCTTCGAGCGGCTGATCTGCTGGTACGTCTTGCAGGTAAATATCCCGCTGGAGTCTTTCTACTGCACCGCAGCACAGGCCCGTGCCAATTGTGCGCCAGGCAGTCTTGAGGACGTGGGCCGGTTCATGGGTGCGTCCATGAAGAAGGACCACCGGGGCGCTGCCCTCATCCGCAAGATGTGTGTGCCGCCTTACCAAGAGTCGGCTGAGCTGACCGCCGAGATGGTGGCCTATTGTGAGCAGGACGTTCGGGCCATGAGGGCCATCAGCCAGGCCATGCGCCCACTGTCCGAGGAGGAGCTACTGGACTACCATGTCAACGAGCGCATCAACGACCGTGGCGTCCTGGTCGATGTGCCGCTCTGCCGTGCAGCCGTGTCCTACGCCGCCACAGAGGCCGCTGAGATTGCCCAGATTGTCAAGGAGGTGTCAGAGGGTGAGCTGACCTCGGTACGCTCACCTAAGATGCGCCAGTGGGTCTGGGACAGAGTTGGCCCCGAGGCCCGTGCGCTGATGCAGAAGGACGATAAGGTCAGCATCGACAAGACCGTCCGCGCCAACCTTCTTAACTGTGATGGAGTACCCCCCGATGTCCAAGAAATCATCCAGTGCGCCGACGACCTGTGGGCCTCATCAGTCGCCAAGTTCGCCCGACTCGCGCAGCTTGCAGATGAGGAGGACAGTCGAGTTAGGGGTGCTTTTGTTTTCGCTGGAGGCTCAGCTACTGGCCGCGCATCTAGCTATGGGGCGCAGGTCCATAACTTCACACGCAAGTGCGCCAAAGCACCCGAGGATGTCCGGGCTGCAATGTGCCGGGGACACAGCATCGTCCCCAAGTTCGGCAAGCGAGTTACCGATGTCCTCCGGGGGATGCTACGGCCTGCACTGATACCGGCCAAGGGTAAACACCTAGTTGTTGCCGACTGGTCATCCATCGAAGCTAGGGTAAACCCTTGGTTGTCTGGGACGGGCCAGGCCAAGCTGGACATTTTCGAGTCGGGCCTAGACCCCTACATCGTCAACGCCGCCGGTACTTTCCAGCGCACCTACGACGACATCAAGGCCGACTACGACCGAGACGGCGAGTCAGCCCAGCGCCAAATCGGCAAGGTGCAGGAGCTGGCCTGCGGGTTCGCGGGTGGCGTGGGCGCTTTCGCGTCGATGGCGCGCATCTACAGTGTGCGCCTGTCCGAGGCCGACTCCAAGCGCATGGTGGACGCCTGGCGCCGCAACAATCAGTGGGCCGTCGGCTTCTGGTCGCAGCTCGAGCAGCAGTACACCAGGGCCATGCGAAATAAAAATAATGAGTTTGCTGCCGGGCGCGTGGTGTACCTGTTCGACGGCCTGCATCTCTGGTACGCTCTACCTTCAGGCCGGGTGCTTTGCTACCCGTTTGCCCGGCTGGAGGACGACGGCATCAGCTATGCCAAGGCATCATGGAAGCCTGCCCAGGATGCCAAAGAATGGCCGCGCGCCCGACTTTGGAAGGGCTTGGCCTGCGAGAATGTGACGCAGGCCGTTGCCAATGACCTCCTCCGGTTTGCCCTGCGACAGCTCGATGGTGTGGTTCTGCACGTCCATGACGAGATCGTGGTCGAGGGCGGCTCAGAGGAGGAAGTGCGTAGGGTGATGACTACGCCGCCAGCTTGGGCCACCGGCCTACCGCTGGCCGCTGGGATCAAGACGATGCCGCGTTACGGCAAATAAAAACGCCGCCCGGTCAGGGGCGGCGCAAAGGATGGCAATGCAATTCCTAGATTTTATCACCAGTCTGGCGCCCGAAGGCGAGACGATGCTTTTTGTGCAGCAAAAACCACAGTTACGGGGCGGTGAGCGCCAGTACCATGCCGACGGTGCCGTCAAGGCCACCTGGCCCTCCTACCTGCCGTCGCACGGTGTCCGTAAGGGCCAGGCTTGGTACGGCAACACCGCCTCCTTCATATGCGACCGCTTTGTCGAGGGCCGGGTGTCCGCAGCGTCAGCTAATTGCGAGTACGTGGCCGTGATGGTGCTGGACGATATCGGCACCAAGTCCAAGACCCCGCCGCTGCCGCCGACTTGGATTATGGAGACATCCCCCGATAACTACCAGTGGGGCTACGTCTTCAGCGAACAGCCGCCCAAGGGCGAGTTCGCCGCCGCTATCAAGGCCATCGCCGCTGCTGGCTACACCGACCCCGGCGCCTGTAACCCCGTCCGCAACTTCCGACTGCCTGGCTCTGTCAACCTCAAGCCCGACCGGGCCGAGTTCGCGTCTGCCCTGGTTGAGTTCCACCCCGAGCGCGAGTTCGTACTGGCCGACATCTGCGCCGCCCTGGACGTGACGCCCGGCCCTGCCGAGTCTGGTGGCCCCCGCCCGATTCGAATCAGTGACGATGGCGACGATGATGTGCTGGCTTGGCTCTCCGGTCAGGGTCTGCTGCTCTCCCGCGCCAACGCCGAGGGCTGGGCGGGTGTCGTCTGCCCGAATTCTCAGGAGCATACCGACGGCAACCCAGAGGGCCGCTACATGCCCCTGAACCGCGCCTTCTGCTGTATGCACAGCCACTGCGTCGATCTGGACAGCAACACCTTTATGCAGTGGGTGGCCGACAACGGTGGCCCCCGCCACTCGCCCGGCCTGCGTGATGACCTGATGGCCGCGCATCTGGAGCTGGCCCTCGCCAAGCTCAAGCCTAGCCCGGCGTACCCGGACGTGGCGGCTGCGGTTATCGCCGAGGTCGCGCGCCAGGAGCTTGGCCGGGTCGAGAAGTCAGGCTGGTATGAGCGGTTCGCATACTTGCAGGATGACGAGGCTTTCTTCGATATGGTGGACCGCCGCGAGCTGTCGCGCGCGACCTTTAACGCCCTGTTTCGCCACATCAAGTGCGTCTCCATTCACGCCACCGGCAAGTCCGCCCGTCGGGTCGAGGCGTCGGTCTGCTTCGACGAGAACCGCCAGGCCGCTGGTGCCAAGTCACTGGTCGGTATCACCTATTCAGCGGGTGAGTCGGTCCTAGTCGATAAGGACGGCCAGGTTTACGGCAACCGCTGGCGCGACGCGCGCCCCACACCTGTGGCCTGCGACATCAGCATCTGGCTGCGCCACCTCTCGCGCATGGTCCCGATAGACTTCGAGCGCGAGCATCTTTTGAACGTGCTGGCTCACAAGGTCCAGTATCCCGGCCACAAGATTAACCACGCCGTTCTGCTGGGCGGCAAGCCCGGCTCCGGTAAGGACACCCTGTTAGCGCCCTTCTTCTGGGCCATCGGAGGCCCGGCCAAGGTCAACTGCTCGATGGTCAAGAACGAAGACTTGACCTCACAGTGGGGCTACGGGCTGGAATGTGAAGTGATGGAAATAGCCGAGCTGCGCCAGAGTGAGGCCAAGGACCGCCGCGCGCTGGAGAATCACCTAAAGCCCGTCATCGCCGCCCCGCCCGAGTATCTCCCCATCAATCGTAAAGGTCTGCATCCTTACATGGCCCTGAACCGGGTGCTGGTTGTCGCCTTCTCTAACGAGCGAGTTTCCATCAGTCTCCCCTCCGACGACCGCCGCTGGTTCGTACTGTGGGCCGAGGCCGGGCGCCTCCCGGAGGCTGAGGCCGTGGGCCTGTGGAATTGGTACATACATCGTAACGGCTTCGCAGGCGTGGCCGCTTGGCTGATGGCCCGTGACGTGTCCGCCTTCAACCCGTCCGCCCCGCCGCCCATGACCGAGGCCAAGGCTATCATGGTCGAGGCGGGCATGAGTACTGCCGAGAGCGTACTGACCGAGATGCTGCGCGAGCGGCGTGGCCCGTTCGCTGCTGGCGTGATCGGCTCGCCCTTTCACGTCATCTGCGACCGGGTCCAGGGGTCTGGCGCCGCGCCGCCCGGCGTTAAGATTGTCCAGGCCGCGCTGTTCCATGCCCTGCGCGAGGCCGGGTGGACCGACATGGGCCGTCTGACGTCCAGAGAGTACCCATCTAAAAAGCACATTTTCGTAGCGCCCGACGTGGCCGGGCTTTCGAAGTCGGATATGCGCCGGGCCGTGGCGTAGAAAAGCCCCTTTCGGGGCTTGTTATAGGTTGAAGAGTATCGCCACCAGGGCGGCGAGCAGCGCCGCCACTAAGAGCATAGGCGCTCCGCATACGCCAGGGCGTCGGCCATGAGGGCGAAGAGCCGCGCCGGGCCGACTGTCTGGCCGCTATCGTCGTCGCGCAGCATGACCCGCCAGCGCCCGTCGTCGGTCTGCATGACCTCCGATGTAATTTGGAATTCTTCGTTGTGAAATTCAGTTCGCATCGCAGACCTCCATACTGTCCTCGCCTTCGGGCACTGTCACCCGGTCGCTGAGTCCCTCATAGAAACCCACTAGGTTAGCGTCGCCGTAGGGCGCTACGGCATTCTTGAATAGTTTTCGGTTGCTGTTTAGTGCGTAGTACTCTGCGACGTATGCCGCCGTACTAACGTCGCCGTCGGTAGGGTACAGGCGTTGGACTCCGCCCCGTGGCCGGATAGGCTTATGCTTGCCCGTGAGCTTGAGGATATCGGACAGGAAGGTATGCCGGTCATCGCGCACCGTGTAACGTGCGCGGTTGAGAGTGATGGTTTTCATGGTTTCATGCTCCAAAAATAGTAGGCGAAGGGCGCGCCCCATATGGCCGCGCCGAGGATTGCTTGCGTGATGGTCCAGAGAAAGGCTTTCATTGTGCGTCTCCAATAGTTGGCATGATTGCCCGTTAGCCCTAGTACGTAGGGCTAACAGTCACTCACGCGGTAGCTATCGCTATCACACGGCGCGCATGGCCGGCGGCATGGTCCGCTATCACGATATCGCGCGCCTTGATTGACGTACCGGCGCATAGTGTGCATTTGGCACAGGTTGATTTTCTACCGGCTTCGGCACTAGCTGGGCACATGGCTTCGCCGGGTTGAACATCAATGCCCTGCGATACCCGGAATACCCGCATACCCAGTAGGTTAGCTTTCGCGGCCTGATCGATGGTATCGGCACTAGCCATCACTAAGGGTGCCCATGCGTCGACGTCAAATCCGGGTATGTCCCATTGGTGCGTGTAACCGCGCCGCCCTAGTGCGTACCGGGTAATCTGGTTCCACATCTGCACTGGTGCCGCAAATGGGTCACCATACGTACCGATACGTACGATTTTGCCGGCCAGAGCTTTCGCAATGGTGGCCGGGTCCGCTTTGACGTACCGGCCGCGCCGGTATGCGTTATAGACCGATAGCACTGATTTTGCTACTTGTACGTAGCACGGCGGTTTACCGGTTTTCTTTGCCTTGATTGGGCGGTGCTCACATTGTCCGCACACTGATTCATCTTGGCCGGTCTGCAATGCTTTGACCGGGTCAATGTCGGACCGGATGATGAATGATTGAACAATGGCGCCGGTCTTCGCGTTCTTGCTGCCGTCTATCTTGTTGACGATAACGACGATGGGCGCGCCATCGATCGCGCTCGGGCCTTCATATGCAATGTAACCTAGGATTTTCATGGTGTGTACTTTAGTGAATGGCGGTGTTGCCACGTAGAGTAGTGTAACCGATTTTATAGCGGTGGAATAGGTGTTTACCCTGGGTTGTAGTCAACGGTAGTCATTTTGTAGTCAATGCTTTTAGACGTGATTGACTACAGCGCACCAGAGGGGAAAAGCCCATTTGTAGTCAATGTAGTCATTGTTTCTGTTTAATCTTAAGTAAGATAAATATATGTATAGGTTAGACAGGGCGCGCGTAGTTGTGCGGAGTTGGCGCGGCCTAAAACCATATGACTACAATGCCTACATTGACTACAAAGGACCATCATGGCCGGTACCAAAAAGAAACGTAGCGACCTAGAAGTGCTCGACGCGATAGACCCGGAGTTGATTACGGGCATGCTAGAGCACGGCAAAAGCATTGCGGACATATGCTTAGCACTAGGCATATCCAAACGGGCCTTAGACATCTGGATACGTCAAACGGGTTTTCAAGACGATATACTACGTGCGCGCGTGCGTGCCGCAGACCTCATGGCCTGCGAGACATTGACGATAGCTGACAGCATACCTGACGACAATCCAGCTAAGCCGCTGCACCGCATCCGAACGAGACAATGGCTGGCTGAGCGATGGGACCCGAAGCAATACGGCACCAAACAAACCGAAGTGAGCATTAACATCGGAAGCTTGCGGCTCGATGCTTTACGCCAGATCACCGTCCTAGATGCCGAATAGCTGTATGGATGTACAGCCCCCCCC